GGTCCAGCCAACAAATATTGTTGGACGAACTGGTCCGATACTCTTGAGACTGAGTTTCCAATTGCTGACTGTGGTTTCCACAGTTATAGCAGCTGGGCAGACAGAGTGGACTCTATGCATGAGATAAGCTCTCACGAGCTTCCCTCACGTATGGTCTGTGTCCCAAAGACCTACTCGAAACCGCGCTTAATCGCCGCGGAGCCGAGCGCAAATCAGTGGTGCCAACAAAACATCTGGCACTACTTTTGCGATCGAAGCAGAGATACTTGGATAAATAACTTTGTTCGCTTCCGCGACCAGAGCTTTAACCAAGAACTTTGCAAGAAAGGGTCTAAGGATAACACAGTCGCTACCATCGATTTATCGGAGGCTAGCGATCGTGTCACCTGTCACGCAGTAGGACAGATGTTCCGGGGTAACCCGAAACTATTAAACTGCCTTCGTGCGTCTCGGTCCCCAGTAGTATCTCAGAACATCACCGACAAGGTGCCTTCTGAGATACGGTTGAGAAAATTCTCAACCATGGGCAATGCCTGTACCTTTCCTGTGGAAAGTCTACTTTTTCTGAGTATCGCCGTAGCTACGGTGCTTACGCAACGTGGCCTTAGGCCAACAAAGAGAAACGTAGAGAATCTAGCAGGAGAGGTGGCCGTCTTCGGGGACGACATTATAGTCCCCGTTGAATGTCGGGAGCTCTTTGTTAAAGCCCTTGAAATTTTAGATTTCAAGGTCAACGTGCGCAAGTCTTTCTGGAACGGAAGTTTCAGAGAATCCTGCGGTGTTGACGCCTTTCGTGGTGTTGAAGTAACACCAGCGTATTGGCGCATCTTTAACAACGGCAAACCAGAGTCGCTAGCGAGTACCGTAGAGAGTACGAATAACTTCACCAAGAAGTATCTACTCAACGCGGCTGATCGACTCGCGTCGACCATACCTCAGCGATTTTCTATCGCTGTGGTACCCATGCGCTCTGGTGTTTTCGGTCTCAAATCTTTCGCAGGTGCGGACCTGTCTAGGTTTAAATCTAGATGGAACTGTGCATTGCAAAGAGATGAGGTGCTAATAGGAACTCTTATGAGTTCCCAGGAGCGTCTCCCGATCGAAAACGACTCTGCTTTGCTTCAGTACTTCACTGAAGATCCTGATCCATTTTCCAAATGGTCATCAGGCATTCCGCAGAGGCCTAAGGTGAGAATTCGCCTTAGGTGGGTGGCCTTAGCTGATATCTACACACCATGCGTAGAGTCAAACTAAGGAGGGAGTTACGGTTTGACAGCCTTGACCAAC